GAAACTTGTTACAGGTTTAAAGCAACACCTGATAACTATAGACAATCTTACTTAATACCTAATAGAGAAGAAGATGCTATTAATTGTAGTATGTATTGGGAATACTGTAATAAATGCCATCAATTAAATGGAGTACACAAAATAAGTTGTTCAACACAAAAAATAGAAATAAGATTATGACAGCAAAAGAAAAACAAAAGCAATCAGATCTACAAAGAATAAAAAGAGTAATAAACTTTTACTATAATAGAGGATGCAATAAAGAATCAGTAAACGATTTATATAGAAAGATACTTAAACAAAAATTAAATAAACTATGAAAAATATAGAACAATACATTTTACTTTCAGTTTTAGGAATAGTAGTTATACTTGGATTAGCTTTAATAGTTACTTTGTACTTAGCTATATCAGAACAAATAAAGATTAAATCTAATTATAGAAAATGATTTAACAATTAGCTATTTATATTATTTTTAAATAAACAATAGTTGATTTTTATTGATATGGAAAAGATAGATAAAAGAAAGTTCAATGGTGGTAACAGTACCAAGTCAAATGGAGCTGATAAAAGAAAGAACGAATATCGTACAGCATTAGAACAAGCTGCAACTGTAGAAGATGTAATACAGGTAATTAAAATGGTACATACTAAAGCAGTAAGTAAACAAGATATAAAAGCAGCTCAATTATTCTTAGAATACTATTTAGGAAAACCAAATCAAAGTATTGATATTAACTCTAGCGAAGGGTTTAATATTGACTTTAGAAATCTATTTACTTTTAATGATTCAAATAAATAACAAGTATCGAGTTATCGGTGAAGCTGATAGTAGATATTTTGTAGTTACAGGTGGTAGAGGATCTGGTAAATCTTACTCAGTGAATCTACTACTTACTATGCTTACTTATGAAGCAGGTCACACAATACTATTTACAAGATACACTTTAACATCAGCTTATATTTCTATCATACCTGAGTTTATAGATAAAATAGAAACGCTAGGGTTACATAACGACTTTCACATAACGAAAGAAGAAATAGTAAATCTAAGAACTGGTAGTAAGATATTATTTAAAGGAATTAAAACAAGTAGTGGAGATCAAACAGCAAACCTTAAATCTTTACAAGGTGTTACTACTTGGGTACTAGATGAAGCAGAAGAACTAGTAGATGAAGATACTTTTGATAAAATAGATTTGTCTATTAGAAGCAAAGACAAACAGAATAGAGTTATTTTAATACTTAACCCAACTACAAAAGAGCATTGGATATATAAACGCTTCTTTGAAAGTAAAGGTATACAAGAAGGAAGTAATATAACTAAACAAGATACTACTTACATACACACAACTTATTTAGATAACTTAGATAATCTTTCGGAATCTTTTATAACTCAAATAGAAGATATAAAGAAACGCAGACCTGAAAAGTTTAAACATCAAATCGAGGGTGGCTGGTTACAAAAAGCAGATGGTGTTATCTTTAATAATTGGAGTATCGGTAAATACGAACACGTAGGAAAAACTGTCTGGGGACAAGATTTCGGTTTCAGTAATGATCCAACAACTTTAATAGAATGCAATATAGACGTTTCTAACAAACGAATTTATATTAATGAATGCTTTTACTTACCTAACCTTACAACATCGCAGATATTCAATTTAAATAAGCAATACGTTAACGATGGACTTATAATAGCAGATAGTGCAGAGCCAAGATTAATAACTGAGTTAGCACAATCAGGTTTAAATATTACTCCTGCAATTAAAGGACCAGGATCTGTTACATACGGAATAAGTTTATTACAAGATTACGATTTAATAATAACACCTGAATCAGTTAACTTAATTAAAGAGTTAAACAATTACGTTTGGTTAGAAAAGAAATCAAACACTCCAATCGATGCGCACAATCACCTTTTGGACGGACTCAGATACGCTGTTAGTTATCAATTAGAGAATAAGCACAAAGGTAACTATTACGTTTACTAATGACTTACGGAGAAATAATAGCAGTAATACAATGCTACATACATCATAGCACAGGAAAAGAAGTACAAATCAATTTACCTAGAACTGTAGGTGAGATTAAGAAGATGAAAGCTATGTACGAAGTATCTATTAAAATGTTAAAGTTTTGTTAAAGAAATGTTAAAGTTTTTTTAGTTTAAAATATTGTTTGTAGTTTTACACCATAATTAAAAACAAAAACTATGAAAACATTTATTAAATTCTTTTTACAGAACAAAAGACCACAGCTTACATTTGCTTATTTAGTTTTAATCTATGTAATAATTCAAATAGCAAGAATATGATAGATCCTACAGAAACTTGGACAGGTGATTGGGAGTATAGCAACGAAAGAAACTTCTGGCACAATCAGGACTTCGAAAGTGATGAAGCTAAGATATATGTTAAAGAACTTGAAGCTAAAATATCTAGCACTAAAAAAGAACTAACTAAGCTTAAAGATTATTTTAAAACAACCAATCAAATACTATTGACTAATGAACTTGAAGGAATACTTAAAAGATTACAATAAAACAATGGAAGCTTTTAAATGGTGTATAGAGAATGGTATTACTATTTACCCTATTTGCTTACAAGATTATTATATGGAAGGCAAAAGAAAGATAAACAAAGTAAAGATAGAAATAAATATAAACGGAAGTAAGTTACAAGGTAAACAGATATATAAGCAGGATCAGGAACTGCATAATAAAATAAGCGAATTATATTTGCATTATAAAAACAGAGCTTCATAATTAGTAGGTTAAATTTTGTTTGGTTAGGGTAGTCAGAAATGGCTACCTTTTTTGCTTTATACAAATAGCTTAAATAATTATTTTTAAAATAAAATATGCAACTACAAATAACTATACCAACTTCTTTAAACGAAATTACCTTAGAGCAATATCAAAGGTTTGTATCTATTATGGAGAACAATCCTGAAAGTGATTTTGTACAGCAAAAGATGATAGAGATATTTTGTAATGTACCTTTAAAGTTAGTTCCTACAATTCCTTTAAAAGAAGTTAACGAAATTATAGCTTTACTAAACGAAATGTTTAATGCAGAATATAAACTTAAACCTATATTTAAACTGGGTAATACTAACTTTGGTTTTATTCCTAACTTAGATGAAATTAGTTTAGGTGAGTTTAGTGATTTAGATGCTTACTTTGGTAAGTGGGATAAGATGCATAATGCTATGGCTGTATTATATAGACCAATAGTAGAAAAGTATAAAGATAAATATAATATAGAAGATTATAACGGAAGTATTACTTACTGTGATGTAATGAAACAGATGCCAATGGATGTAGTAATGGGTGCTATGGTTTTTTTTTACAATTTAAGCAGCGAGTTAATAATCAGTTCCCTGAATTATTTGGAGAAGAATCCTCAGGTACAAGCTATGATAGACAAGCACAATTTGGAGCAAAATGGGGATGGTATTCATCTTTCTATGCTTTATCTAAAGGAGATGTTAGAAGATTTGATGAAGTTTCCAAATTACGATTATATGCAGCCCTTACATTCCTAACTTTTGAAAAAGAAAAACAAGATATAGAAACACAAATGCTAAAACGAAATGGTATATAATTTAATACAAACTATTAAGGATGCTTTATTAGCAGAACCTTTTTGTAACACAGTAACTGAAGGAGATATATTTCAAGTTGATTTAAACAAACGCACTATATTTCCTTTAACTCACATTATGGTTAATTCTTCAACGCATCAAGGTAATGTTATTTCATTTAACGTTACAATGCTTTGTATGGATATGATAAACCAAAAGGAATCAGATAACAAAGTAGATATTTGGAATACTCAGCACTTATTAGCTACAAGGGTTTTAGATTTACTTAATAGAGGTGATTTAAGAGATAGTACTTACGAGTTAACAGGTAACCCAAGTTATGAGCCTTTTACAGAAAGATTTGAAAACGATCTAGCAGGTTGGGCAGTTACATTTGATATATTAGTTAGAAACGATATGAGCATATGTTAAAAACAGATGAAGTATATAAATACTTAAATAACTTTGCTAAATATGTTATACAGCAATCTAGGAGTAACTTAACTAAGCAAGATAAGAATGTAAATAAAAAACTTTATGATAGCTTAGATGCAGAAATAGAAGTAGGTGCTAATAGTTTTAGGTTAGAATTTTTAATGGAAAACTATGGTGTATTCCAGGATCAAGGTGTTAGTGGTACACAAAGAAAATATGATACACCATTTAGCTATAAATCTAAAATGCCACCTGCAAAACCTATTACTGATTGGGTGGCTAAAAAAAGATTTCAATTTAGAAAAGCAGATGGTAAATTTATGAGTTACCAGCAAACAAGTTATTTAATAAGAAGTAGTATATTTAAAAAAGGTATAAAACCAAGTTTGTTTTTTACCAAACCATTTGAAGCAGCGTTTAAAAACTTACCAGATAAATTAGTAGATAAGTTTGGTTTAGATATAGAAAAATTAATAGAACATAGTTTAAAAGATATAAAATAATGGAAGTATTTAATTGTAGAAGTCCTTATATAGTTTCGATAAATGAAGCATCAACACAAATAGAAACTAAGTTAGAGCTTTTTATTTGGAATTTTAATGAAACAGAGCCAACAACACCTACTAAAGTTTTACAAAAAACAAGGTTTAGCGACACACAATATATTAATCATTATAATATATCACCTTTTGTATATGATTTAATTTTACCTTATAATATTAATTCATCAGTATATAATGTAAAATATCTTACATATTATAAAGATGAAGGAGATACTGAATTTACTTATATTAGTACTTATAATCTTTTAAGTGTTAATGGATATAGTGAATATAATGAAGGAACAAACGCTATTAAAACTATTAATGAAGGAGCATTACCATTATTAAACCCTGATATAAATCGTTATATAAATTATTATAGAGCAGGTGGATCTTTATATGAGCCAACTATAGATGTAATATTTGATTTTACAGTTTATGATAGATATAGAGTTACTATTGAAAGTGGAGAATATGGAAATGTTACTTATATAGATGCAGGAGATTATGATACTGATTATGCTGTTAGTAGCTTTTATATGAGTGCAGCAGGAGTGCCTGAAGTTGCAAATGGAAATGATTTTATTATTGAATATCGTTATGAAGGTAATTATTATGAATTGGTAAGATATACTTTAACTCCTATATGTGAAACTAAATATACTCCATATATTTTAGATTTTGTAAATAATTGGGGTGGTTTACAAAAAATTACTTTATTTAAAAATAGCACTAAAACTATTGATGTAAAAGGATCTGATTATAATACAAATACTTTTACAAGTGGTTATCCAAATTATGATGCTCAATTAGGACAAAAAAGAATATTTAATAAAAACGGAACTACTACAATAAAATGTAATACAGGTTGGATAAAAGAAATTGAAAATGCTAATATTAAAGATATAATGTTATCTGAATATTTATATCTTAGGTCAGCAGATTCAGGTTTAAGTTTTGCAGCAGCTGTTACTTTAAAAAATAGTTCTATGTTAATGAAAACGCATTTAAACGAAAAAGTAATTAACTATGAGTTAGAGTTTGAAGTAGCAAATAGTTTAATAAACAATGTAGTATAATGGTATCAGTAGAAGTATATATTAAAGTAGGAGAAGAATACAAGCGATTAGATTTGTTTAAAGATGAGAAGATTAGTTTAACTTCTTCTATTCAAAATGTAAACGATTTAAGCAAGGTATTTACTGATTACACTCAGAGCTTTACTGTACCTGCATCTAAAGTAAACAATCAAATATTTAACTATTGGAATGAAAATGCAGTTAATGATGGTTTCGATCAACGAGTAAGATACGATGCAATAATAGAACTTAATACAATACCATTTAAAAAAGGGCAGATACAAATTGAAAAGGCAAACGAAAAAAATAATAGAGTTGAAAGCTTCTCAGTTACTTTCTATGGTAAAGTAAAACAAATTAAAGATTTATTTAAGGATGATAGATTAGGTGTTTTAGATTACACTTCACTTAATCATAATTATACGCCTACAGAGGTTAGAAATAGAATTGATGGAACGACAAACGATGGCGTTTATTATCCTATTGTAGGTAATCAACACCAATACACTTATGGGAATGGCGGAGCTTACGATGTAACTATTGGGTCAAGCCCGGACACTTCGGTAGTTTATTCCGATTTATTCCCTGCTATTCCTGTAAGTAAAGTGTTTGAGTTTATAGAGAATAGATATGACATAACTTTTACAAGCACTTTGTTTGATACTTCCTATTTGAGTGAACTTTATTTGTATTGTAAGAATAGTGAGCAACAAAAGATATTATCAGCACCTGAAAGAGTTTTATTTACAACAAATACTGGTGACTATATTGATGCAGTAAATCAAACAAACAATACTTTTACTTTTAATCCATCTCAAGGCAATACGTTAAGGTTAGTATTAAAATGCACCCCGGATAATGATACTATTATGTATAGAGTACATAAAAAAAGTACAGATGGAAATATGCATACTATTTACGATAATTTATATGGAGAGCAATTTGTAATAATTTTTGATGGTAGTGAATTTGGTTTAAATAATACAATTTATTTTGAAATAGAATCAGCTGGAGTTTTAAATTTTAGTACAAGATTATCAGTTCAATATTATGGATATGATGAATTTGGAGATTTTACAAATTATTTAGTTGGGTTTTATTCAGGAGTATTAAGCACTACCTCTACTATTGATTTAGGTGTAAGAGTTCCAGACATAAAAGTAGTAGATTTTTTCAACGGAATTATTAAATTATTTAATCTTACAATTACTGCAACTTCGGAAACTTCTTTTAATTTAGAACCTTTGGAATTTTATTATGCTTATGGTGATTATATAGATATTAATAGCTATGTAATTAATGATAGTGTAGATTTAGAAAGAACTAAATTATTTAAGAAGTTGTCTTTTAGCCACGAAAAATCGGATAATATATTAAACAACTATTTTAGAAATACGTTTCAAAGAGGTTACGATTATGGAGATTTAATTTATGAAGATAATTTAAGTAATGAAAGTAATACATACGAAATAAAAACTCCTTTTGAGAATGTAATGTGGGAAAGAGTAACTGATGAAAACTTTTTAACTACTTCATTAATTGATAAAGATTTAAAACCATACAAACCTAAACCTATATTAATGTATAAAAATAATTTAGGTGGTGATGCTACAGATTTAAATACTGCAATTAAATTATTTGATGGTACTAATTATAATGATTTAATTAAGTATGTAAGATTTTCAAATGAATTATTTATTAATAATGATATAGCAAGTTTAAACTTTAATGAGGAGCAGTCAAGTTGGAATTTAAGTGCTTTAGCAAGTGATAGTTTATTTGCTCTTTGGTATAGAAACTATATTAGTGGTTTATATGATATACGCTGTAGAATAGTTAAATTAAAAGCTATTATGCCTATTACTAAATTATCTGATATTAAATTAAATGATAAAATAGTTTATAAGGATAAAAAATATATTATAAATCAATTTACTGCTGATTTAACTTCAGGCGAAGTTGATTTTGAATTAATATCTGATTTTAGAGCAGTAACTAATTCTGCAAATGGTACTGATAGATTTGCTTTAAAACAAATATTTACAATAGATAATACAGCACAAGATTTAGAAGTAACTATTTTAAAATTAAATAGTGAATATTACGATGTAGCGTATGCAGGTACTTCTTACGAAAGTTTAGATAATTATGCAGATGGAACTTTTATAATACCTATTGATGATAATACTACTGGTGATTATGCTTATAAACAAATAGAAATTACTTACCACAACCCTGATTTAAAACAATACATAAACATTATACAAAATGCTTAAAAATATTATAACACTATTACAGCTACACGAACATTATGGAGTTAGTGAAAATATAGAAATTGCAAAAGGTAAAAATGAATTACCTAAAACATTTAAAAAAACAATACCACAACTTAAAAGAGTAATAAAATGGCAATTACAAAAACAGTAAGCTTAGATGTACAAACTAATTTAGACGAAACTACTAAATCAGTAGGTAGTTTAAAAGCACAATTAAGAGAAGCACAAGCTGAGGTTGCTGCATTATCTGATAAGTTTGGTGCTACTTCTAAAGAAGCTGTAGAAGCTGCTAAAAGAGCTGCTGAATTAAAAGACAGAATAGGAGATGCAAAAACATTAACTGAAGCATTTAATCCTGATGCTAAATTTGCTGCTTTAACAAATAGTTTATCAGGTGTAGCAGGTGGGTTTTCTGCTGTTACTGGTGCTATGGGATTGCTTGGTAGTGAAAGTGCGGAAGTAGAGCAAATGATACTTAAGGTTCAATCTGCTATGGCTATTTCACAAGGAATACAAGCAGTTGGAGAAAGTATAGATAGCTTTAAACAATTAGGAGCAGTTATTAAAAGTGCAACTGTATTTCAAAAATTAAATTCAGCAGCAACTACAGTAGCGGCTACAGTTCAAAAATTATTCACAGGAGCAGTAAACACTACAGCAGTATCATTTAATGCTTTAAAAGCAGCTATTGTATCTACAGGAATAGGTGCATTAGTAGTTGGTTTAGGTTTTTTAATATCAAAGTTAATGGCTAGTAGTGATGCTACAAAAGAGTTAACTGATAAACAAAAGTTATTGAATGAGGAGTTAGAATATACTAAAGAATTATCAGAAGATAATGCAAAAACAATAGACTATAACACTAAAACAGCTATAGCTTCTGCAAAACAAAGAGGTGCTTCTGAAAAAGAATTATTAAAAATTCAATTAGATGCTTTAGAGAAAAAAGGTAAAGCTAATGCTGCTGAATATGAGAAAATAAAAAGTTCACAAGATAAAGAATATAATTTAACTAAAGAACAAACTAAAAGATTACAAGAATTAAGAGAACAAAATATTGGTTTACAAAGAGAAGGTAATTTACTTATTGCTGAAATAAATGCTTCTGCTGCAGAAAAAGCTAGACAAGAAAATCAAAAAAATGCAGATGCAGCTGCAAGTAAAAATAAAGCTGATAGAGAAAAACAAATAGCAGAAGAAAAAGCAAGAAGGGAAAAAGAATTACAAGATTTAAAAGATTTTCAAAAAATAATTAGAGATGCAGAAGCTGAAGATGGTGCAGCTAAAGTTTCTGAAAGATTATCTAGAGAACAAAGTACAATAGATTCTTTAAATGCTATTGCAGATGAACAAGATAGGATAGAAGAAGAAAATTTAAGAAAAAGACAAGAAGCCGCAGATAAAGAATTAGAAATAGAAAGATTAAAACAACAAGGAAAAGTAGTTTTAGCACAAAAAACATCTGAGTTATTAGGTACATTTTCTGATTTATTAGGTAAACAAACTGCAGAAGGTAAAGCTCTAGCAATAGCACAAGCCACTATTAATGCTTATTTAGGTATTTCGGAAGTATGGAAAGCAAAAAATGTTTATCCTGAGCCTTTTGGAACTGCAACTAAAATAGCATCTACTGTTGTTATAGCTGCCTCTGCATTTAAAACTGTTAAAGATATTGCTGCTGTACAAGTTCCTGGTGGTGGCGGTGGTGGTGCTGGATCTGCTCCTGCTGCTGGTGGTGCTGCTCCTGCTGCTCCTTCTTTTAACGTAGTAGGTAATAGTGGTACAAATCAACTTGCACAAGTAATGAATCAACAAGGAATGCCACCTGTACAAGCTTTTGTAGTTGCAAGTAATGTAACATCAGCACAAAGTTTAAATAGAAACATAGTAAACAACGCTACTTTAGGCTAAATAACAATTTAATATAATATTAATTTTTAAATAAAAACTAAATGAATTTAATTGAATTAATTATAGACGATAACGAAGAATTGCAAGGTGTAGAAGCTATTAGCGTAGTAGAATCACCTGCAATAGAATCTGACTTTGTAGCTTTAAAAACAGAAGAAGTTAAACTTGCTGAGGTAAGTAAAGAAAAGCGTATCTTAATGGGTGCTGTATTAATACCGGAAAAACCTATCTATAGAAAAAGTGGAGATACTGAATATTACATTTACTTTTCTAAAGATACTGTAGTAAAAGCATCTCAATTATTTTTAAAGAAAGGTAACCAATCTAACAGCACTTTAGAACACCAAAAAGCTATTGAAGGTTTAACAGTAGTTGAAAGTTGGATAGTAGAAGATTTAACTAAAGACAAATCTGCTTTATATAATTTAAGTGTACCTGTAGGGACTTGGATGGCTTCTATAAAGGTTGATAATGATGAAATATGGAATGACTTTGTAAAAACAGGTAAGGTTAAAGGGTTTAGTTTAGAAGGATATTTTGCAGACAAATTAGAATCTAAAAAAGAATTAAGCAAAGAACTTACAGAAGAAGAAAGTTTAATAGAGCAAATTAAAGAAGTATTAAGAAACAATTAAAATAAATAATATGAGCAAAAAAACAAAAAGTAAAACAAGCCCAGAAGGTGGTAGAAAAGGTTGTTTATGTGATGACGGAACTTATAAATCAGAATGCTGTAATGGAGATCTACAAAATCAAGGTGTAGGTACATTAGTAAGTCAAGGTGTTAGCGAAGTAACTAATACAAATGAAGCTAGAGTAATAAGTAACTCAAGAGGTTAAAAATATAACAAATAAACAATTATTAATTTTTAAAATAAAAACAATGCGTAACGAATTAAACAACGTAACAAGCAAGTTATTTAAAACAGAATTAGCAAATCATAAAGTTGATCTAGCTTTAATTGATGATATTAAAGGATCTACAAAAGGTGTAAATAATTTTTCAAATAATATTGATATAGATGTAAAAGAATTAGAACAAATTAAAAATTCTTTAACAGTTGATTTAAAAGATTTAAAACGAGATTTAGATAGATTAAAAAATGAAATAAATAAATTAAATTCAACAACTAAAGATTTAGGTTTAAATCCAGATACTATTGATGGATATAAAGAAGCTTTATCAGCTATTAAAAAAGGTGAAGAAAAAATAAATTTAGGTGAAAAATTTATAAAATAAAATATTTATAATATTAAAGGGTAACTTAATTGTTACCCTTTTTTTATAAGTTTTCAATATGTTCTTTTAAATGATGTATTTCTGCATCTCTTTCTATAAGTTCTTCCATTAATTCATTATTTTTTACTTGTATATTATAATAATAATTTGTTTTTGATATAATTTCATCAATAAAATGTATCCATAAATAAATAATACAAGGTATCATAGTTAAGAATAACATAACAAAAAAAGTTATTTCTATTGTTTCTTTCATAATTATTTTTTTAAGGTTATAAGTTTAAAATTTATTTATTTTTTAAGGTTATAAGTTTAAATTTTTTTATTTCTTTCTTTTAATTCTCCTATCTTAATATATATTCTAGCTTGTATAATATAAACTAAAATAAATGTAATAACTTTCCAAATCATAACCTTTCTATTTCTTGTTTAACTTCTGTATAAAATTTTTCAATAGCCCAATTTTCTTCATCACAATTAGAAAGTCCTAAATTCAAATCTATTATTTCATCAATTGCTATTAATGCACATTCCTTAGCTATATCAAAATGACCATTAAAAATATATTCACCTAATAATTGATAATATTCATCAACTAACATTTCTGCTTTTTCTTTTGGTTTCATAATTTATTTTTTCACAAATATACAAACTAATTTAATATAAAAAACATTTTAACATAACATTAACATTTATAAAAATGTAACAAACTATAATAACTTTTATTTTAAAATAAAGTATTTAACTAAATTAAATATAAATATGTCAAATGTAATTAATCAAATCAAAACCATTTTGGGAATGGAAGTAAAACTTGCCCAAATGAAGTTAGATAACGGAACGGTTTTAGAAGCTGAAGCTTTTGAGGCTGGTATGCCTGTTTTTATCGTTAACGAAGAAGATCGTATCGCTTTACCAGTTGGAGAGTACAAACTAGAAGATGGTATGATGCTAATCGTTGTTGAAGAAGGTATTATCGCTGAAGTTAAAGAAGCAGAAATGCCTGAAGCTGAAGCAGAAATGCCTGAAGTAGAAGTAGAAATGCCTGAAGTAGAAGTAGAAGTTGAGCAAGAAATGTCAGAAACTGCTACTCCTAAAAAAGTTATCGAATCTACTATTAGAGAATCTCACTTTTCAAAAGAAGAAGTAGACGCTTTAAAAGCAGAAATTGAAGCTTTAAAAACTGAATTAGCTTCTTTAAAAGAAGTAAAAGAAGAAGAAGGTGTAGAATTATCTGCACAACCTTTAGTACACAACCCAGAAGCTAAATCTGAAGTTAAATTAAACTTATACTCACAAAGCAGAAGTAAAACTACTTTTGATACTGTGTTAGGTAAAATTGCAAATATTAAATAATAACAAATTAAACACTAAAAAAGATGCCGACTACAACATCAATTACAACTACTTATGCTGGTGAATTTGCAGGTAAATATATCTCTGCTGCTTTATTATCAGCTGCTACTATCGAAAACGGTGGTATTGAAGTAAAACCAAACGTTAAATACAAAGAAGTAATTAAAAAAATTGCTACTGATGCTATCGTTAAAGATGCAACTTGTGACTTTACTGCTACTTCTACTGTAACTTTAACTGAGAAAATTTTACAACCTGAAGAATTTCAAGTAAACTTACAACTTTGTAAAAAAGATTTCCACTCAGATTGGGAAGCTGTACAAATGGGTTACTCTGCTTTTGATTCTTTGCCACCATCATTTGCTGATTTCATTTTATCTCACGTAGCTGCTAAAGTTGCTGAGAAAACAGAACAAAACATCTGGAGAGGTGTTACTGCTAATGCAGGTGAATTTAACGGATTCGCTACATTATTAGCTGCTGATGCTGCTTTACCAACTGCACAAGAAGTTGCTGGTACTACAGTTACTGCTTCTAACGTAGTTGCTGAGTTAGGAAAAATTGTTGATGCAGTTCCTGCTTCACTTTACGGAAAAGAAGATTTATACTTATATGTGTCTCAAAACATCGCTAGAGCTTATGTAAGAGCTTTAGGTGGTTTTGGTGCTTCAGGTTTAGGTGCTAATGGTACTAACAATATGGGTACACAATGGTGGAATAACGGAAGTTTATCATTTGATGGTATTAAAATTTTCGTTGCTAATGGTTTAGCTGCTAACACTGCTGTAGCTACTTTAAAATCTAATTTATTCTTTGGAACAGGTTTATTAAACGACCTTAACCAAGTTAAATTGATTGATATGGCAGATTTAGATGGATCTGAAAATGTAAGAGTAGTTGTACGTTTCACTGCAGGTGTACAATACGGAATTGTTGAGGATATCGTAACTTACGGAATCACTAACTCTGCTAACTAATAATTAGCAAACTAACTTAAAAGGGTGGTGGAAAAAACACCATCCTTTTTTTTTACTAATAACTCAAAATAAATATATAAATTATGGCTTGTGATATTTCATTAGGTAGAATCGAACCTTGTAAAGATTCAGTAGGTGGATTGAAAGCTGTTTATTTCGTAAATTATGGTGATGCAACAGGGTACACTTATGATGCTACAAATACAGATGTTATTACAGATGTAGCAGGTACACCATCAGCTTATAAATACGATTTAAAAGGTGCTTCTACATTTACACAAAACGTAAATAGCTCTAGAGAAAATGGTACTACATTTTACGAGCAAGTACTTGAACTAACATTTAAAAAATTATCTATTGTAGATAACAAACAACTTAAACTTATGGCTTATGGTAGACCACAAGTAATTGTTGAAGATAACAATGGTAATTTCTTTTATTCAGGTTTAAAGCACGGAATGGATGTAACTGGTGGTACTATTGTAACAGGTGGTGCTATGGGAGATTTAAGTGGATATACTTTAACTCTTACAGGTATGGAGCCAGTACCAGCTAACTTTATCGGAGATACTTTAGCAGGTGCAGGGTTTACTGTAGTTTCAGGATCTTAATATTTAACTATATTACTTTTAAAGGGTGGCTAATTGCTACCCTTTTTTAGTTATAACAAATTTGTACTTTTTTAATTTTTAAAATAAAACAATGATAATACTAAAAGAACAGGAAGGAGTACAAACATTAAAATTAGCAATTAATGGATGCAGTGCTACTTCAATAGTTTTAGTAGATGAAGAAACTAGTTTAGAAACTGAAATTAATTGTGAGTTTTATATATCTGCTTACTATATGGAAATTAACGTAGTATTAGATGTAAAAGAAAATAAATACTATACAGTTAAAGTTAAAAATGACACTGAAGTAGTTTATACAGGTTTAGCTTTTTGTACAAACCAAGATATTGTAGATTATAGTATAAACAATAATGTTTACACAGAAAATACTACTAATAACGAATTTATAATTTATGAATAATATCCACATTTTAAATTTAAGTGCTTATACTTCTCCGATAATAGAGGAAAGCAAGAATAAAGATTTTGTACAATATGGTGCAGATAATAACTATTTTCAATACTTAATTGATAGATTTCTTTACTCTAATACTAATCACGCTATTATTACAGGTGTAACTAATATGGTTTATGGTAAAGGTATTGCTGCTACTGATTCTAATAGAAAGCCTGATCAATATGCTCAAATGATGTCCATAATAAAAGGAGATTGTTTAAAAAGAGTAGCTTTAGAAAGAAAGCTTTTAGGTATGGCAGCTATGCAGGTAGTTTACTCAAAAGGTAAAGTTACTACTATAGACCATTTTCCAATGCAAACTTTAAGGGCTGAAAAATGCAACGATAAAGGAGAGATTGAAGCTTGGTACTACCACCACGATTGGAGCAAATATAGAAATGGTGATGTATTAAAACGTATTCCTGCTTTTGGTTTTGGTAACGGAAACGAAGTAGAACTTTATATAGTTAAGCCTTATATTAGTGGATATTATTATTATACACCTATTGACTATTCAGGTGCTTTACCTTATGCTAAATTAGAAGAAGAAATTGCAGATTATTTAATTAATGATGTAATGAATGGCTTTAGTGGTACTAAAGTTATCAACTTTAATAACAATATACCACCAGAAGAAAAAAGGCAAGAAATTGCAAACGATGTTAAGCGTAAATTAACAGGTGCTAAAGGAGATAAAGTAATTGTATCTTTTAATGCTTCACAAGAGAATAAAACTACTGTAGACGATATTCCTTTAAATGATGCTCCTGCTCACTATGAGTACCTATCTACTGAATGTTTTGAAAAGTTAATTGTAGGTCACAGAGTTACTTCACCAATGCTTTTAGGAATTAGAGATACAGGTGGTGGTTTAAGTAATAACGCAGATGAAATTGAAACAGCAACTAGATTATTTGATAATATTGTTATTAGACCTTACCAAATTGAAATTATAGATGCCTTAGATGTTATTTTAGCAGTTAATGGTATTTCGTTAAACTTATATTTTAAAACAATACAGCCTTTAGATTTTATCGATGTTAATACTGCTAATGCTACTACAAATGAAGAAGAAACTGGAGTCAAAATGGCTAAAGTTTGTTGTGCAAGTGATAAAGATACTTCTGTGGATCTAGCAGATGCTTTAACTGAAAAAGGTGAAGTATTAGGTGCTGAATGGGTTTTAATTGATGAAAGCGAAGTAGATTTAGATGCAGAAGAAGAATTAGATGCAGAAATTAATTTTTTAAATAACAAAGGTAAAAAAGATAAAAATTTACTTTCTAAATTAGTTGATTTAGCTTCTACTATTACAGGTAGACCTAACGCAAGTTCTAACCAAGATGAAAATATAGATGGTATTCGTTTTATTACACGCTATAAATATAGTGGTGATGCTACAGGAGAAAGAGAATTTTGTAAAAGAATGTTAGCAGCTGATAAACTTTACAGAAAAGAAGATATTAAACAAACTACTTCTAATGAAGTCAATCCTGGACAAGGTCACAATGGTAATAATTATGATTTATTTCTTTACAAAGGTGGAGTAAATTGTAAGCATAAATGGTTAAGACAAACTTACGTTTCTTTTGAAAATGTAAAAATTGATGTAAATAACCCTAATGCTACTACTATTTCAACTAATAAAGCAGAAAAATATGGATATAGAGTAAGAAACCCAAAAGAAGTAGCTATGCGACCTTACGATATGCCTAATCACGGACACCACCCAAATTATAATAAATAGATATGGCTTACGCACTATTAATAAGTACAGAGGATATTAAAAAGTTTACTATTCTAAATGGTAATTTAGATGTAGATGATTTTATACAATATATAAAAATAGCACAGGATGTTACTATCCAAAATTATTTAGGTACTGATTTATACAATAAATTCCAGGATCTTATAATTTCAGGTGATATTAATGAAGCAGAGTTTTTAAGCTATAAAACGCTTTTAAACACTTATATTAAACCAATGCATATACACTGGAGTATGGTTTACTATTTACCATTTGCATCCTATACAATAGCTAATAAAGGAGTATTTAAACATACTTCTGAGAATGCTAATACTTTAGAGAAGTTAGAAATAGATTATTTAGTAGAAAAGGAAAGAGATATTGCAGAACATTACACACAAAGGTTTATTGATTATATGTGTTTTCAGCAATCGGAATTCCCTGAGTACACTTCTAATTCAAATGAAGATATGAACCCTGATACAAATAATTTCTATGGAAGTTGGGTGCTTTAAAAAACAAAGAAAGAAAGTAGGTAATTATAAACCTAAAGAACAGAACAAAGAAAAATTACAATTATTCTTAATAAAGTTAGAAAAAAATGGGCTTGAACTTCCAAAACATTAAAGGCGATACTTTCGAACAAGTAAACTTTGAAGTTAAAATTAATGATGTAGCTGTAGATTTAACAGATGCAGTTATTCGTATGCAACTTAGAAAAGAATATGGTGGTGTAATTGCTTTATCTTTAACTTCAGTTGCTAATGCTGGTATAACTATTACAACTCCCGCAAGTGGTTTGTTTAAAATAAATAAACAAGTTATAGATGTAGCACCTTATAATTACATTTACGATATTGAAATTCATTTTGATAACGGAGATATTAAAACTTGGATCAGTGGTAACTTTCTAATTTTAGCAGATGTCACAAGATAATATAAATATAAACATAGAAGAAACTAACGATATTGTAAATATTGTAAGTTCGGAAGTAACCGAGCTTATTGATATTAATGTAGGTGAAACTGTAGAAGAAGTTACTTTAAATATCACTGAAGAAATTATCCAAGTTAATATTAATAAAGTTACAGGTGGTGGTGGCAATCAAACTTTAGCCCAAACACTTGTTTTTGGTAACCAAACAGATGGTACTGATATATTTCTAAATAATGAAGATTCTTTATTATTAGAAAATACTTCTAGTTTAAAAAAAGGAACTTATAATTTTGGTGGTAATGGTGGTATTTCTCGTATATGCTCAAATAATTATGAGGATATGTGGCAAAATGGTTTTAGACACGTATTCGATCAAAGTGGTTTTATAAGAAATTCAACTAATTGTTTTGATGCAATACCTAATTCATCTTACGATGTTACATTAAGATTTAAAATTGGCTCTATTTGGACTTTAGATAATGGAACTAATTATATTTGTACTGATGCTACTGAAGGGGCTGCAGTTTGGGAACTTTACAATGTAATACCAACTAATACAAGTGATTTAAATAACGATAGTAATTTTGTATCAGATGCTTCTTATGTACATACTGATAACAATTTTACTACTGCAGAACAAACTAAATTAGCAGGTATTGAAGCAGGTGCTGAAGTTAATGTAAATGCTGATTGGAACGCTACAAGTGGTGATGCTCAAATTTTAAATAAACCTACTATACCTTCTTTAACAGGATATGTACCTTATACAGGAGCTACAACTAATGTAAATTTAGGAGAGTACGAAATAAAAGCAGGTCAAATTACATTTGATACTTCACCAACAGGAACTGCTGCAGTAGCTACTACAAGATGGAATGATACTATAGGAAGTGCAGAAACTACTTTAAAAGGTGGTAGTGTAGTATTAAAAAATGGAGTTGATTTAGTTGCAAGAGTAGTTAATAAAGTAAGTCCTAATACAACTTTAACTAAAGCAGCATATCAAGTAGTTAGAGTTACAGGAGCTCAAGGTCAAAGATTGGCTGTAGAATTAGCTCAAGCAAATAACGATAATAATTCAGCTGATACTTTAGGAGTAGTTACTGAAACTATAGCTGCTAACCAAGAAGGGTTTATTTTAACAGTAGGTCAAATTGAAAATATAAATACAACAGGAAGTTTACAGGGTGAAACTTGGGCAGATGGTGATGTACTTTATTTAAGTCCTACTACAGCAGGAAAAATGACTAATATAAAACCTACAGGTGCAACAGGTCACATAGTAATTTTAGGTTATGTAGAATATGCTCACTCAAATCACGGTAAAATCTATGTAAAGATAATGAATGGTTGGGAGTTAGATGAACTTCACAATGTATATATTTCTAGCGTTGCAGATAAACAATTATTGTCTTATGATAGTGCAACATCACTTTGGAAAAATAAAAGCGTTACAACAGCTGATATTCCTGCAAGTACAGATAAAAATTATGTTACTGATGCACAAGCTACAATAATAGGTAATACAAGTGGAACTAATACAGGTGATGAAACTACTGCTACGATTAAAACTAAATTAGGTGCAGCAACTACTTCGGTTGATGGTTATTTAACTTCTACTGATTGGAGTACTTTCAATAATAAAGGAAATAAAATAATTGACATTTCAAATTTTGAAGATAGTGGAGTTTGGGATATATTTCAAAATAAAAATATTAGTTATTTTTTAGGGCAATATGGTGGAACTGCTTCATATTTTACTTTACGTTCAAATAGTAGTATCGTTACAAGTGGCACATCAAACGACTTTACATATAATTCAATTTTATATTCAACTACCGCAGCAGCCGGAACGTTGGCATATCAAAGAGGGTCTAACATAGTAATGTCAACAACTAATATATATAATTTTACATATTTGAGAAGATTTCAAATAAATCAAGTTTCAAGTGATACAAGATTTTTTATTGGATTAACTAATATGTATATTGTGTCAAATCCTACAAATATCGAACCTACTTCAATGACTCAATGTATAGGTTTGGCAAAATTATCAACTTCAAACAATTTATTTTTAATTTATAATGACGGAACCGGAACGGCTACGTCTGTTGATTTAGGAATAAATTATCCGGCAAATAGTTTGTTTTTTTATGATTTGTTAATTAGAAAAAATAGTTCAAGTAGTTTTTCGGTAACAATTAGAAAAACAAGAATAACAACAGGCGAAATTATAAGTACTACAAATAATATAAGTACTAATTTTCCAAATATATCGAATGCCTCTCCGGCTGCTTGGATAACTAATAATGCAACCGCTGCCTTAAATAGTTTTCGTGATTTTGGTTGTGTAATTTATAATAATAGTATATAAAATGAAATATTTTCAAACAAAAAACGGGGTTATAATTGATGAAAATAGGAACATAATTCCTATGGATGAATCTAATGCAATATATCAAAAATATTTAGATTTTCTTAAAGCAGATGGTACAGTTGAACAAACTGATTTGTTATCTGATTTTGAAATTGACTTAGCTAAAAATGAAGGTATTGATAAATTAAAAAAAGAATGCTACGATGAACTTGCTTTAACTGATTGGTATTTTGTAAGAAAAATGGATATTGGTATAGAAGTACCTAAAAAAATTATAGAGCAACGAAATGAAATAAGAAAAAAATATAATGATTTAATAAATGAAAACCTATCTTAATTATTTTCTTACTGGTTTAGTATTATTTTTTGCACCTATTCAAGGATTGCTTATTGCAGTAGCGTTTGGGATAATGTTAGATACATTTACTGGTATCTTTAAGAGTATAAAGTTAAAAGGGTTGCAGTCTATCCGATCTCGTACTTTATCTAATGTTATCTCTAAAATGCTATTATACCAAGTATCTATTATTAGTTTATATACTATTGATAAATACCTTTTAAATGAATTAGTAAACTTACACTTTAGCACTCAATTTTTATTTACAAAGTTAATAGCTATTATTTTAGTGTTTATTGAATTAGTTTCAATTAAAGAAAATATAGAAGAAGCTTTAAATGTAGATATTTGGAAAATGCTTAAAAACTTAATGAAAAGAGCTAAAGAAGTTAAAACCGATATAGATAGTTTAAAATGATAGTAACTAAAAACTTAACGCTAGAAGAATTAATACACTCTGATACTGCTAAAGCTAAAGGTATAGATAATAGCCCTACAAATGAGCATTTAAAAAGCTTAATTGAAATAGCTAATAATATATTCCAACCTTTAAGAGATGCTATAGGTAAACCAATTAGAATTTCAAGTGGTTATAGAAGTGAAAAGTTAAATAAAGCAGTAGGTGGATCTAAAACATCACAGCATAATAAAGGTCAAGCTTTAGATTTAGTAGCTACTTCAGGCTTTACTAATAAAGATATATTTGATTATATTAAAAATAACTTAGAGTTCGATCAAATGATTTGGGAGTTTGGTACAGATAAAAACCCTGATTGGGTTCACGTTTCTTATAATAAAGGTAAAAATAGAAAGCAAGTACTTAAAGCAATAAAAAAAGATGGTAAAACTTTATATATTAATTATTAGTTTATTTTTATTTAGTTGTGGTAGCAGAAAAGCTATTGTAAATAAAGCAGAAATTAAACAAGAAACTTTAAAAGAAACTACTACTACTTTAACTGATAGTAGTAATGTTACTATTAAATACGATATAACTACAGATTTACTAACTGTATTTGCTAAAGATACTTTAAAACCATTTACTTATAATGGTAATACCTATTTTAACGCTGTTTTAAGACACGAAAAGAAAAAAGATAACACTTTATATACTAAACAAAATAATGTTAAATATAAGCAAGTAATTAAGTATGTAACTAAAACTATTACTGTAACTAAAACTAAAGAAGTAATTAAAAAAGAAAGTTATTTTAAATACATTATATTTTTACTATTATTAGTAGCTGTTTACTTAGCTAATAAATACAAAAAATACTTTATTTAACAAATTGTTAATAACATCATTTTTTTAAATTCATTTTTTCTCTATAAATTTGTGCTATAATTTTAACACAAAGAAATATAATGAAATTAGAATATATAGTTAATTGTAAATACTATGGTGTTTCTAAAGTATATAATAAAGTTTTCTATTCAGATAAAGAATATTTTAACTTTAAGGAGTGGATAACACATAAGAAAGGATATACTAATGTTAAGTTTCTTAAAAAAGTAGTTGAAGATAGATCTGTATCTCCACTACAAATTAAACTACAAAGAAAAAATACAAAAGATAAATTAAAACAATACTTACTACATAATAAAAAAGAAGTATTATTTTTTAAGTTTATATATTGTTTAATACATAATGAAGAAATAGTTTATGTAGGTAAAACAATTAATATACAGAATAGAATATTAGAACATAAAAAAGATAGTACTAAAGTTTTTGATAGTTTTTCTGTAATATCTCAATTACCAAATGAAATACCAGATAACGAATTACTTGCTTTAGAAGAAAAGTACATTAAGTTATTAAAGCCTAAATATAATATTATACATAATAAAGTATAAACAAATTTGCTTACATTTGTACTATGAAAGCTAAAACAAAATCACAACTAGTAAAAGATTTAGATGCAGTATTTAGCAAGTATATTAGATACTCTAATGCTAAGAATGGATATTGCACCTGTATTACTTGTGATAGAGAATATGAAGTTAAGAAAATACACTGTGGGCATTTTATGAGTAGGCAATATATGAGTACCAGGTGGGATGAAAGAAATGTAGCTCCACAATGTTATGGATGTAATGTAATGCAGCAGGGTAAGCAATTCGAATTTAGCTTAAAAATAGGAAAACAACTATCAGAGGAATTATACTTACTTTCTAAACAAACTAAAAAATGGAGTTTAGATGAAATAAAAGATATGATAGAACAATATAAAGACAAATTAAAAGAATTTTCTTAGTTTTCATAGTAATTTTTGTTTGAAATTGGGTAGCGTAACAGCTGCCCTTTTTTTTGCAATATGTTAAAAATTTGTTAAAGTATTAATATTTAGTTTGGTATTTAAAAAATAGTTATATATTTGCTTCATAATTAAAAACAAATAACTATGAAAGATTTAATCGATTACCAAAGATTTCAAGTAGAAGCACTACAAAGAAAAGTTTGCGACCTTGAAAGTAAATTAAATGAAGTAAAAACCTATGTGTTTGAACTTTGTGAAGATGATTGCCCAGAAGAGTACAAAACAATTATTAAACAACAACTTTACGAAATTAGCAAGTAATGAAATTATTACACGAAAAACTAAGTAAAATCCAAGTAGAATTTAAATCGAATAAAAGTAAATTTAATTCATTTGGTAAGTACAATTTTAGAAGTGCAGAAGATATTTTAGAAGCACTTAAACCATTTAATGAAAAGTATGGTGTATACTTTACTATAACTGAGGAATGTTTATTTTATGGTGATATACCAACTATTTCTTCAGCAGCAACTATACACGATATTGATGGTGTACAGGAAATTAAAGCTACTGCAATAGTAGGAGTTGATTTAGCACAAAAAGGTATGCAGATTCCACAAGCTTTTGGATCAGCCTCTAGTTATGGTAAAAAGTATGCTTTAGGTAACTTATTACTTATTGACGATACACAAGATGCAGATGCAACTAATACACACGGAAAAGAAAGTAAACCAGAAGTTAAAGAAAAAGAGTTATCTTGGCTGAATAAAAATACACCTGAATTTACACAAGCTATTGAATACTTAAAAAAAGGTGGTAAATTAGCAGCAATAGAAACTAAATACAAATTATCAAAATCAGTAAAAGACGAATTATTAAAAATTAAATAACTATTAAATTAAAAATTATGAGTACATTATTAAACATTGGAATTAAACAACAAGATGGAAGTTATAAAAACTATACTTTATCTTTAAACGATGAAACTAACGGATACGGACAAAATGTTTCAGTATGGGAATCACAAACTAAAGAACAACAAGCTGCAAAAGAACAAAGAAACTTTGTAGGTAACGGAAAAGTAGTTTGGACTGATGGTAATGTTAAAGTAGCTGATAAAGTTGTAACTAATACAGAACACAACAACGCTAGGAACATTAAAGTAAATGGTGCTGAGGTAGTTGCTGATTTACCATTTTAATTTATCAAGGGTAGTGTAAAAGCTACCCTTTTTTTAAACAAAAAAAACTATGTTAGCGAATTTATTAGATATACAAAAAAACATTTTAGATGTTAAATATGGTAGAGTTAAAGAAGGACTTAAAATAAACATACCAGAGTTTGACGAACACATTAGATTTAAACCTGCAAACTTTAACGTAATTATAGGACACGCAAACGTAGGAAAAACTACAGTTATTCTTTACTTAATGACTATGTATACAATAAAGCATAATATTAAGTGGTTAATCTTTTCAAGTGAAAATACCTCAACCTCAGTAGCTAGAAAAATACTAGAATTTGCTAGAAATAAAGCAATACAGCAAATGACTGATGATGAAATAGAATTTGGTTTAAACTGGGTATTACAGCACTTTAAAATAATTGATGTAGATAAACTATACACTTATAAAGATTTACTTAAAGAAGCTAAAGAAATACACGATGAATGGCACTATGAAGGTTTACTTATTGACCCTTACAATTCATTAGCAAAAGATAGAGATTTAATGAAAAATGTAGGTAGCCACGAATACGATTATCAAGTATCTAGTGAAATGCGTTTATTTTGTAAAGAAAATCAAATATCTATTTGGTTAAATACCCACGCTGTTACAGAAGCTTTAAGAAGAACACACCCAAAAGAACACGAATATAATGGTTTACCAGTGCCACCCAATATGGCAGATGTAGAAGGTGGTGGTAAATGGGGTAACAGGGCAGACGATGTATTTACTATACATAGATATACACAGCATCCTACAGATTGGATGATTAGCGAAGTACACGTTAGAAAAGTTAAAGAAGTAGAAACAGGTGGTAGGCCTACCTCAATAGATGCACCTATTAAATTAAGAATGATGCCTAACAATATTGGCTTTACTTATGCAGGTGTAAACTTACTACAAGCAAAAAACATTAAAGGATTGGACTTTTAGTTATCTACTTATTAAAAATTAATTTATACATTTGAACTATGGAAAAAATGGTTTTAAGTTTAGAAGTAAATAAAAACTCAGAGCTTTACAATATTGATAAATTATTAGATTGTTTTTATTATTGTAATGAAGTAAGTTGGCATCATAGGTTTAATAATCATAAATATTATTTAGAAAGAAATTTAAAAGGAATTTATTTTTTATACAATACAGATAAAGAAATAATTTATATTGGTAAAACAATTAATTGTATTAGACAAAGATTAAAAGAGCATTTATATTTAGATTTTTATAGAGGTTTAGATTATTATAATCTTAAAAGAATGGTTTTAAAAAGAAAACAATCTGTATATTTTTCTTATATTGAAGTTGAAAAAAACTTAATTGATTCGGTAGAAATATTATTAATTAATAAATATAAACCTAAATACAATGTACAGTTTAACAATTTATAAAATTTAAACAATGGAAAAAATAACAATTAAAAATCATTTAAACGATTTGCAATTAAGCACTAGCAGAATGTTAGTTTATCACTCTGATAATGCTGAACTATTAACCTACTTTAAAAATGTAACTTTTAAGCTACAAATGATAGAGGAGTTAATTAATGCAGAAGATGGCTTAGATTTTGCAGTTATTGAAGAAGCATTTAAAACGATTTTAAAGCAAGATAATGAATTAACTAATATAGAAATTAACATACAGGTTAAACCTGCTTTAAAAGAGATAAAAATAGGTAAAATAAAAGCTAAACTTTTCAATTATGATATTGCTTACTAGTTTATTAATATTTACTCTAATAACTTGGGCGGTTTACTCAGGTAAAGAGTTACAATTTGCAATTATACACGGCTTTATGATAGGCTGTTTATACGATGTAGATCAACAAGAAGAAGAAAATTACCACACTATACAGGTGTTACTAGGTATTTTATCAATTAATATTTTATGGGAATCTTAGAAAAAGTTGCAGAGTACCAAGATTACTTAGTAGAATTAGCTTCAGTATTTGACTCAGAATTTGCAGAAGATATTGTACAAGAATTTTACCTTTTGCTACATAAATACAAAGTAACAGAAGAACAAATGTTTACTAATGGTAAATTAAATAGAGGTTATTGCTTTATTATTATTAGAAACATACATTTTCAAATTTACAATGTTAAGAAACGAATAACTAAATGCGAATTAAATGAAGAAATTTACAATATGGTAGATGACTTTGATTTAGAAAAAGAGTTAGATTGGAACGAATTTAGAATTAAAGCAGAATCTGAAGTAAACAACTGGGATTGGTACGATAAAAAACTATTTTCTATTTATAGAGATTCTAATATTAGTATTAGAGGACTTGCAAAAGAAACAGGAATAAGCTTTGTAAGTATATTCCACTCACTAAAAAAACATAAAGAAAAATTAAAAGAATTATTAAAAGAAGATTACGATAACTTAAAACTATAAATTATGGCAAAAAGAAAACCAAAAGGATTAGGAGATACTGTAGAGCAAATTACAACTGCTACAGGAATTAAAGCAGTAGTAGATGCTGTATCAAACGCTACAGGAATAGATTGTGGATGTAGTGCAAGAAAAGAATTTCTAAATAAGATTTGGAGTTACAGAAAACCAAACTGCTTAAACGATGAAGATATAGAATTTTTACTACCTTACTTTCAGTTTAAAAAAGAAACTTTAACACCAAAAGAACAATGGAGAATTAAAGATATTTATAAAGCTGTATTTAATGAAGTAATACAAGATAGTAACTGTGCTAGTTGCTGGAGAGATACTTTGAACGATTTAAGAAAAGTTTACGAAACTCAACAGGATGCATAACTGGAACGAACAAGATCTATTTCTTTGGCTAAAAGAAAATATCTATAAGGACTTGGTTAAATCTAAAAACCAAATGAGCCGATGGGATTGCTATTCACCACAATTTAAACACAGAATAGAATTGAAGTGTAGAACGGCACACTACGATAATATGCTTTTAGAAAAGAAGAAGTATGATGCTATGTTAGTAGAATGTGAAAAGCATTTAGATATTCCTATTTATGTTAATTCTACTCCAAGGGGTGTTTACTTTTGGAATTTACTAATGGTAAAACCTGATTGGGAAACTAACAACAAAAACCCTGCTTCTACACACTTTAGTTTACGATACAAAGTAGCAAAAGAAGTAACTTATTTAAAAATACAACCTGAAAACATTTTAAAAGAAATATGAATATAATACAACTAGAATATTTAAAATCAATTATCTTAGGGCAACTACTTTTAGAAGCTAACGATAATTTAAAAACAACTACACAATACAGACAAAGTTTAAAGAATAGAATTAACTCTTTAAATAAAGACCTGGAGCATATTGTAAGTGAAGAATATGTTAAGATGCATAAATCAGAACCTGAAATGCTTTTAAACATAGAAAGAAAGATAGAAAGTTTAGTACACAAACTAGCAACTAAAACTATTGATGAATTAGTAATGTTAGAAGCTATTATAGAAAAGTACGAAACTAACAAAGAATGGTTTTTAGAATATGCTGAATCTGAATTTTTAAGAATAGAATAATGGGACAAGTAGATATGAGAGCAACACAGTTACATTACGAAAACAACAAAGGTTATGATGTAATAGATTTTATTAAAGATTATAACTTAAACTTCAATAGAGGTAATATAATTAAATACTTAGCTAGAGCCGGTAAGAAAGATAACGAACTCCAGGACTTAAGAAAAGCTTTAGATTATCTGCAAAGAGAAATAGAGCATTACGAAAAACTACAAACTGAATGGATTGAAAACAATAAATAATTTATACTATGCCAATACCAACACCACAACCAGAAGAAAAAGAAAATGAATTTATACAAAGATGTATGATTGACGATATAATGGTAGAAGAATACCCAGATAAAGATCAACGATACAGTATTTGTATAGCACAAATTAAGGGAAGCAAATAGCTTCCTTTTTTTTGTTAAATATTTGTTAAAAAGTTTTGTAGTTAAAATAGAAGTTTTATATTTGCTTATAATTTAAAAACAAACACTATGAACAAACAAGAAATTATTACAAAACTAGAAAAGTTATTAGCTTTATCGGAAGCTAGAGAAGATGTTTACTTGGTAGCTAATTTAATGGATATTATAGCTGCTTTAACAAAAGAATTTGATTTAAGTGATATGTATGCACAAGAAATTAGAAACGCTTTGCAAATGGACGAAACAGAACAATTATTAAATAACATTAAAATAAGATAATATGATAACTACATTTGATGGAAAACGCTGGGATAAAAAAGAAATATTAGATAATATGTACGATGATAGTTTTTACTATGGTTACTTAGGGCAAAACGCTTTAAGTAGTTCAAGTATTAAAACTTTATTATCTTCTCCTAAAACTTATTATTTTACTACTAAATACGGATCAGGAGAAACACAAGCTTTAAGAGATGGCAAACTATTTCACACAATGGTATTAGAGCCAAATAAATTAGATGATATGGTTTTTGTAGAAGCTGCAACAAAAGCAAGTAAAGAATATAAACTAGCAAAAGAATCAGGAAAAGAAGTTTACACTAATAGCGAACTAAAAGCAGCAGAAAGATTAACAGATGCTTTGTTTAGAAATGAAGCAGTAAAAGAATACTTAACAAAAGCAGAATTTGAAGTACCACAAATAGCTATGATAGATGGTATTCCAATTAGAGCAAAAGCAGATATACTAAAAGGCAATACTATTATAGATTTAAAAACTACTACAGGTATAAAAGATTTTAGATACTCAGCAGATAAATACTCTTACGATTTACAAGCTTGGCTGTATAGAGAAATGTTTGGTGTAGATAACTTTGTATTTATTGCAATAGATAAAGGTAGTTTAGATATAGCTATATTTGAATGTAGTGATGAATTTTACGCTAAAGGAGAAGAAAAGTTTAAGCAAGGTGTGAGTAACTATAAATACTTCTTTCAAACTGAAGGAGTAGATTTAGACCAATATGTACTAAGAGGAATATTATAATGGATAAAGAAAGAATAGAAGAACATTTTAAAATAGCTTTGTATGAACTTGAAAACGGATCTACAATAGATGAACTAAGAGAAATTATTACAGAATATGAAGCTGTAGAAGATTACGAGGTTTGTGCTGGTATTTATAGAGCTATTGAAATGGTTTCTTTTATAACTTTAACTGTATTTGCAAAACAATTAGGAAGTAAAATAAGATTAAGATTTAAGAAATGATTAAAGAAGAAATAAAAACTAAGATATTAAATACAATACAAAAAGTAACAGGAGTAGATATAACAACTAAAACAAGAAAGTATGAGTTTATAGAAGCTAGAATGATTTACTATAAGCTATTAAGAGATAGAGGATATTCTTTACAAGAAATAGGAGATACACTAGATAAAAACCACGCTACAGTATTACACGGAATTAATGTATTTAATGATATTAAAGATTACGATAAAGATTTAATGGAAAAGTACAGTGCAGCAATACAATTACTAGCAGGAGAAAAGATAAGCAAATATATTACACCAGATGAATATGCTGTAGAGTTTGCATACTGGTTACTAAAAGATAGCGACCTTGTTATTATTGATGTAAAAGATTTATTAAAAGAATTTAAAAAAGAAGTAGGATATGAATGTACTAAGCTTGTTTAATGGAATGAACACAGGTCGCCAAGCATTAGAGAATGTAGGTATCAAAGTAAATAAATATTACTCAAGTGAAATTAAACCTTATGCAATAGAATTAACACAGCATCACTTCCCTGATACTATTCAGGTAGGAGATGTTACTAAATGGAAAGAGTGGGATATAGATTGGAGTAGTATTGATTTAGTATTAAGTGGATCACCTTGCCAAGATTTAAGTGCTGCAGGTAAAAGAGCAGGAATTAACGGAAAGAAGTCAAGTTTATTTTTTACATTTGTAGAAATATTAGAACATATAAAAGAATTAAACCCTAAAGTATTATTCTTACAAGAAAATGTAGGTAGTGCAAGAAAAGAAGATGTAGGTATTATGAGTAGAGCATTAGGAGTTTATCCTGTTAGAATTAATAGTAGTTTAGTAACTGCACAATTAAGAGATAGATACTATTGGAGCAATATAAGAACTAAACAAGATGGTATGTTTGGAGATATTATAACTGATATACCACAGCCAAAAGATAGAGGAATAATGTTTAAAGATATTATAACTAGTGGTGAAGTTGAAAGAGATAAAGCTTTAGCATTATTAGAAAGCGAAAGTAGAGTTTGTACAAGCCAGGAAAGTATTAAGAAAAGAGCAAAAAGGCAATTTATTAATATAATTTACGATGGAGATTTAGTAAGAACAGTAAACAAAATAGAAATGTGCCGTTTACAAGGTTTCCCTGATGATTATTGTGATATACTTACAACTTTAAAAGCAGGTAGCTTACTAGGTGATGGTTGGACTTTACCAATAATAGAACATATATTTTCATTTATAAAAAACTAAGATATGAATAAACAAAATATTTACGAAGTAATAGATATACTAAGAAAACAACCTAAGTGCTACCTATGGGATAAACAATACAATCAATGGGAAAAAGACGACTTTACTTGTTTACAAACTATAATAGATAATACTTATGATGGTAAGATAAAAACTAAGAAAAGAAAAACAATTACAATACTATCACCAGATAAAGAATTCTATACCTTTACAACCTATAAAGAAGCAGCTACTTTTTTAAAAGTTAAACTACCTGTAATATCTATAGCAGTAAAGAAAGGATATAATATTAACGGACACAAAATAGTTTAAGATATGAATAAAAAACAAGAAACAATAATAATAGAAATTAGTGCTTGGTTAATAATAGCATCTATAATAGGTTTAATAATATATAATACTATTTAATATGGCAGATATAGCTATGTGCAGAGATGTACTTTGTAAATCAAAAGAAACTTGTTACAGATTTAAAGCAACACCTGATAACTATAGACAATCTTACTTAATACCTAATAGAGAAGAAGATGCTATTAATTGTAGTATGTATTGGGAATACTGTAATAAATGCCATCAATTAAATGGAGTACA